GTCACGAAAACACGCAAGCGAATTAAAACTTTCACTTTATGCGAGGAAGACGAAATAAGCCAACGAAAATCAAGGAAATTGAGGGAAATCCAGGTGGTAGAAAACTCAACAAACTTGAACCAAAACCGCCCCTGGCGTCCCTTGAGCCACCAGAAGGGCTTGAAGGGTATGCACTTGCAACCTGGGCTAGGACGGCCCCACTGTTATCAAATTTGCGTGTATTTACTGAGGCAGACCGGGATGCTTTGGAATCGTATTGTGTCGCATATGGGACTTTTAAAAAAGCCTGTGAAATCATGCGGGATAATGAGGCCAAGATGGCGTCTTCCAGAAAGGCGCTTATCCTTTATAAGTCTGCCCATTCCGTTATGCGGCACTCTCAGGATATGATGCGGAAGTTGGCGGTTGAGTTTGGCATGACGCCAAGTTCGCGGACGCGGATACCGACTGGTTCGGGGACTGGTGACGAAAGCGAGGACGATAAATTTTTCGGTGCGAGCCCGGGGGCTTTAAAAGTTGAGAAAAACAAAGGCAAAAAAGAACAAACGCGCCCGACAATCCACTAAGCGCAAGCATTCTAAGAGGCCGTCTAAGGACGGGTTTTGGTTTGACGAAGCAGCAGCCCAGCGGGCCGTTGATTTTTTTGAGAGGTATCTAGTCCATATAAAGGGTAAATGGGCCGGCACGCCGTTTAGGCTAGAGGACTGGCAGAAAGAAAGGATCGTAAGGCCGCTGTTCGGATGGAAGCGTGAAGACGGGACACGCAAATACCGTCTATGCTACGTTGAGGTGCCAAGAAAGAACGGCAAGACCACGGTGGCGGCGGGCGTGGGCCTGTACTTAACCACAGGGGACCGAGAGCCAGGGGCAGAGGTCTATAGCGCGGCAGCTGACCGAGAGCAGGCGGCTATTGCCTTCAATTTGGCCGGTGATATGCGGGATTCTTCGCCGGCGCTATGTTCACGCACCAACCGCTATCGTAAAAGCATAGTTTTCCCAACAACAGTGTCCACCTATAAGGTATTGTCCGCAGACGCCTATACCAAGCACGGCCTTAATCCACATGGCATTATCTTTGACGAAGTTCATGCACAGCCGAACCGTGAACTGTGGGACACGCTGACCACTGCCACAGGCGCCAGGACGCAGCCGGTAGTCTTGGCCATAACAACGGCAGGCTATGACAGGCATTCTATTTGTTGGGAGCTGCATGACTATGCGGTGAAAGTTGAAAAGGGTATGAGAGGCGAGAGGGATGGCATTATAGACCACGAATTTCTGCCAGTGATTTATGGGGCTGGAGAGGAAGACAACTGGCAGGATCCAAAGGTGTGGGAGAAAGCCAATCCCAACTTAGGTGTCAGTATTACTAAGGAATATCTGGCGCAGGCTTGCGAAAAAGCCAAGGAAATCCCGGCATTTGAAAACACGTTCCGTAGGCTACACTTAAATCAATGGACGCAGCAATCACAGCGGTGGTTGCAGATGAACGTATGGGACGAATCAGCTGGCACAGTGGATGCCGCTGAGCTTGAGGGTATGGAGTGCTATGGGGCACTGGACCTTGCGACCACAACTGACATCGCAGCGATGGTCTTGACATTTGAGCTAAATGGTTTGTATAAATGGCTACCGTTCTTTTGGATTCCTGAAGCGAAGATGAAAGAACGTGTTAAGCGGGACCGAGTGCCATACGATCTTTGGGTGAAGCAGGGGTTGGTCAAAGCGACGGAAGGGAATGTTATTGACTACAAGGTTATAGTCCACGACATTCTCACAATCCGGGAGACTTACGATTTAAAAGAGTTGGCCTTTGACCGATGGGGCGCCACGAAGATTATGACGGATTTGCAGGAGGAGGGTGTGTTGATGATTCCATTCGGGCAGGGATACGCCTCAATGACCGCGCCAACCAAGGAACTAAACAACCTTTTACTACAGAAAAAAATACACCACGGAAGCAACCCCGTACTGCGCTGGATGGCAAACAATGTTGTTGTGCGCCAGGACCCAGCCGGCAATATCAAACCAGATAAATCTAAAAGCACAAGCAAGATTGATGGCATAGTGGCAGGCATTATGTCGCTTGACCGTGCTATCAGGCACAATAATGGAAGCGTTGGCAGCGTTTACGAAGAAAGAGGGGTCAGGACCCTATGAACTGGAAACGTGTAAAACAGATTTTTACAACCCCTCTTTGGGGCAAGCGGGCGCACCCGAGGGCACCGACCAAGTGGCTTATGGAGCTGTTTGGTGGGTCTTCCACTGCTAGCGGTACAACAGTTAACGTTGAAACATCCCTACAACTGTCTGCTGTGTACGCATGCGTGAAGGTTTTGGCAGAAAGCGTGGCGGCGATGCCCTTATTTATGGTCCGCAGAACTGGCAAAAGGTCAAAGGAAAAGGCTACGGACCACCCGGCGTATCGCTTAGTACATGAGCAGCCGAATCCAGAAATGACTTCTCTGGAGTTTAGGGAAATGATGATGGGCCATTTGACCCTGCGGGGGAATGCTTTTGCGCAAATACAACGGGATCGTGGCAACCGCCCTATGGCATTATGGCCGCTGCATCCAGACCGCATGTCGATTGTGCGGGATAATGGAAAACTTTTCTATGAGTACCGCAAGAAAACGGCTGGCCACGAGATTTTCAACGCAAACGAAATGCTCCACATTAAAGGCATAAGTAGTGACGGTCTTCTTGGATGGTCGCCTATTGATACTGTCCGTGAGGTTATAGGAGCGTCTTTGAGCGCCCAGGAATACGGGGCTCGCTTCTACGCAAACGACGCCACTCCAGGGACCACAATTGAACACCCAGCAGCCCTTGGCGATAAAGCATATGAACGCCTGCAGAAATGGCTTAAAGAGCAGCATGGCGGTATTGCCAACGCAAAGAAGCCGGCTATTTTGGAAGAGGGTATGAAGTTGGTGCCCATAAGCCTCAAGCCCGAAGAGGCGCAATTTTTAGAAACGCGGAAGTTCGGCGTCAATGAGATAGCGAGGATATTCCGAGTACCGCCGCACCTTATCCAAGACCTTGAGCGCGCCACATTCTCTAACGTTGAGCAGCAAAGCATAGATTTCGTCGTGCATACGGTTCGTCCCTGGTTAGTCCGATGGGAACAAGCGTTAAACGCCAAATTACTTGGGACCGCAGAGCGCGGCGAATATTTTTTTAAATTTAACGAGGCGGCACTGCTTAGGGGCGACATTAAAAGCAGATACGAAGCGTATGCGATAGCAAGGACATGGGGCTGGATGTCGGCAAATGACGTGCGTGAGTTGGAAGATTGGAACCCGCTTGACGGGAAGGGGGGCGATGTTTACCTATCCCCACTTAACATGATTCCTGCAGAGAATGCTGGGAAAGCGCAGGTGCCTAAGCCACAGGGGGAGACATGAAAGGTTTAATTGATGTTATCCACAGTGCGATAAAAAAGCATAAGACCGCTACGGTCGATAAACCATGGGATGGCCCAAAAAATAAGACCCGGGCCAAGACTGACCATGATCCCGCATATTTCTTTAAGATTTTTGCATTCCAGGACAAAGATGGCGACCCCAAGAAAAAGACTTCCTACAGGTTTGTCCACCACGAGGTATCAGCCGACGGAACGCCAAGCGCGGCCAACGTTCGGGGCTGTATTAACGGTATAGCAGTCCTAAACGGTGCGCGTGGCGGCACGACTATCCCAACGGCTGACAGGAAGGGCGTGTGGGATCACCTTGCCGCCCACCTTAAGGACGCAGATATGGAGCCGACACCGCTTCGATCGGATGTGCAGACCATGGAAAAGCGCATGAGTCCGGCAAATGAGATGAGAGTCGCCGGTGAAGATGGGAAAAAGAAGATTGAGGGCTATGCGGCAGTATTTAATAGCCTGTCGGTGCCAATGTTCGGCATGCGGGAGACAATCAAGCCAGGGGCGTTTAAAAAGACCATACAGGAAGCCGACATAAGGGCATTGTGGAATCACGACCCAAATTTCGTGCTTGGGAGGTCAAAATCTGGCACATTGGAGCTAAAAGAGGACGAAAAGGGCCTATTCTACCGCATTACGCCACCAGATGCCCAATGGGCGCAGGATTTAGTCAAGACCATATCCCGCGGGGATGTGTCCCAATCTTCCTTTGCGTTCAAGGTTATTAAGGATAACTGGCATATGGAAGATGGCGAACAGCGCCGGGAGTTGATTGAAGTTAGACTATTTGACGTGTCGCCAGTGACGTTTCCGGCATACGAGGACACTGATTCGCAAATTCGGAACATCGCAGCCTATGCAGGCATGGATTCGACAGCATTGCACGAGGCTGTCAGAAGGGCTATGATGGGTGCTGAATTGCGGGACGAAGATAAGAAGATTCTGGCGAAGTCTGCAGATTTCTTGCGTACGTGCGCTGACGTTGAGCCGGATCCAGAGGACCACTCAACGCAAGACCCGGAGCAAGGGCCCCAGTCGCTTAGCATACTACGCAGCAAACTAGACCTATTGAGTCTAGGAAGTTAAATCAAAGGGGGAGAAATGGAAATTAAAGAACTTCTTGAAAAGCGGGCCCGCCTGGTAAAAGAGGCACGGGCTGTCCTTGACAAGGCTGAGGCTGAAAAGCGGAGTCTGACCAAGGAAGAGCAGACGAAATACGACACCATCTTCAATGATGCTTTAGATACCGGCGAACAGGCCAAGCGCATGGAAGAGCAGGCCAAAATTGAGAAAACTTTGGCAGAGGAATTGCGGGCGGCAGTGAAACCCGAGCCAGGCAAGCCGCAGGATCCGAAAAAGGTGGAAAAGCGACAGGCGTTTGCGAAATTCCTGCAGGAAGGGCGCGGCTCACTGAATGGTGCAGAGGCGCGTGCATTGCAGGCAGATGCGGACGTTTCTGGTGGATATATCGTGCCGCCACAGGAGTTCGTGGCCAACCTCATTAAGGCTGTGGACAATGTGGTGCATATCCGCAAGTTGTCAAACGTTATTCAATTGACGTCTGCGGCCAGCCTTGGCCAGCCGGCGCTGGACAATGACCCAGCCGATTCGGACTGGACGTCTGAGCTTGGCACTGGGAACGAGGATTCCACCATGTCATTCGGCAAGCGGGATCTTAAGCCGCACCCGCTGGCAAAGCGCATTAAAATCTCGAACAAGCTGGTTCGTCTTGGAGCCGGTGGAATTGAGAGCCTTGTGCGTGACCGCCTAGCCTATAAGTTCGGAATCACCGAAGAAAAGGCGTTCCTTACGGGTTCAGGTTCTGGTCAGCCACTTGGTGTTTTTACGGCTTCATCCAGCGGTATCAGCACCAGTCGCGACGTAAGCACAGACAACACCACGACTGCAATTACTATGGAAAACTTAAAGGCAGTTAAGTATGCCCTTAAGCAGCCCTACTGGAACCGTGCTTCGTGGATGTTCCACCGGGACGCAGTAAAGGCAGTCGCCCTCCTAAAGGACGGTGATGATCGGTTCATGTGGCAGGATTCCGTTGTGCAGGGTGAGCCGGACAGACTACTGGGATTCCCGGTCTATATGTCCGAGTACGTGCCCAACACCTTCACGACTGGGCTGTATGTCGGCATTCTTGGCGATTTCAAGATGTACCATATCGCTGAGTCTTTGGACATGCAGTTGCAGCGCCTCGTGGAGCTGTACGCCGAAACCAACCAGATCGGTTATATTGGCCGGATGGAATTGGATGCCATGCCAGTGCTCGAAGAGGCATTCGTGCGCGTAACGCTGGCCTAACGGAATCTATAGGAAGGGGGTAATTATGAAAGGTGTGTTGAGCTTACTAAAAAACGGCGAGGTTGCCCGCAAGATCAACGGTGTTGCCGCGGGAACTGGAACCACCAATGGCTCGTCCGTCGATATGCAAGGTTATGAGAGTGCCATGTTTATTCTGGCAATCGGTGCTATCGACGCGACCGGGACCGTTGACTTAAAAGTGCAGGGATCATCCGATGATGGAAGCGCTGACGCATTCGCTGACCTGACGGGGACTAAAGTATCATATACTGCCACTGACGACAATAAGCTGGCAATCGTTGAGGTGGTAAACCCTGTCGAAAGGTATCTGCGGCCCGTTGTTGTGCGCAGCACTGCGAACTCAGTAATTGACGGGTGTGTGTCGGTTCTTTTCGGCGCACGCAAAGCACCCACCACGCAAGGGTCGACCATTGTGGCCAATGAGCTGCATATTGGACCTGCGGAAGGGACTGCGTAAAATTGGTAGATGGGGCTGGGTCGGCCTCGGCCGGCCCGGCCCCGAACCAGGAGAATGAAATGATTAAAAAAACGATTTTGAGCGTGGCCGGCCTTATGCTGTTTGCGGTCGGTATATGGGCAGCGGATTCGTCTTATACCATATTTGATACAGCCACGCAGGAAAGAAAGCAAATTAAGCTCATCGACAACGGCGACGGGACCTATTCGCAGTCCGTGCAGGCCACCGCTGGCGCCCTTGTCGGGTCCGACTACGCTCTGCATTCTAAAATAGTGACAGCGGCTCCTGACTCTCTAACATTCAACGGAACTGGTGTGTCATGGGCATTTGAGGTGCGGGGCGGGTCCGCAACGTTTACGGTCGCAGGCAGCAGCTCCACCACAGCATTTACTGGGCAGACTTATAGCGATACGTTCGAGCCGGTGGCAGCCAATCCCGTGCTTTCTCTTACGTTCCTTCAGTCTGGTGCCACTGCGCAGCTGATTATCTCTGGAGGCGTCTAATATGAAACGATTGTTACTAGCCCTACTGGCCGCAGTATTATGTTCCACTCCGGCGTTTTGTGTGGAAATAAAATCAGCAGTCGTTGTTGGCCACGCAGATGGGGCTAACTGCGCATCCGGCGAGGCACTACTGGGAGTTGACGGCGAAGGCAACGTCCAGGGATGCTACGACAACGCAACGCAGTCAGAATTGGACGCAATTGAGTTGGCCGCTGGTGTCTCCAGTGCTGCCATCCAGAGCAATCTGAATACTGTGGAGTTGAATGTCGGAGCGTCAACCAATACCCTAAACAATAATAAAGTGGCCAAGGCCGGCGACTTTATGACGGGCCAACTCACCACAGACTCGACAATGACAGTCAAGGGGAGTGCGTTCTCCGTGGGTGGTAGCACCCTAATTGTGCAAAACGGACAGGTAGGTATTGGAGCCGTACCCGTAGCCGGACATGACTTGACGGTTGGCCGAATGGCCGGATTCAACAGTCACG